TGTGCCTTTGTCGTCTTGTACTGGCCGTAACGCTTTTCTTGGTTGGCAGAGATGGAGCCATAAATGGCCGACATCTGTTGCTGATTGACCTGCCATACCTCAGGCAAGATGCCTGTTGCACCCTGGGGCATTGCCAGGGCTGACATCATTTGCTGGAACCGCTGGTCATTGGCCGGCACTTCATTGACCGGCGTGCCATCTAGCAGTGTCTTGGTCTGGCTAACCCGTTCATTAAGGGTCGCCAAATTGTTCTTCAACACTGCGTCCTGCAGGTTGATTGTGGCGTAACGCAAAGTGCGTGGATCTGCTGCTTGGAAACGACGCAGCATGTCCTCAGCACCAGGAGCGTTCTCTGCTACACGCTTTTCCAGTGTCTTTTGCAGTTCCTGCAGGCTGGTAAAACCGCCGTACTGCTGTGCCCCTGCAGCAAGTGATGCACCAGCGGACTTTGCTGCAGCATCTTTCTTTTGATCCAGCAGAGTCATGCTCTTGCTGAAGTCATCGAAGTACTTGCTGAAGTTCGCCAGTGACTGCGCCAAGGCGCCCATGTTGTCCACATAGGGCGCATACCGCGGTGCAGTGATGACCGTCTGGCCCACCACCGGGTTAGGTACTGTTGCAGGCCGCGGCAGTTCTGCCCGTGGCGTAGGCGTTGGAGCCTGCAGCGCCGGTGGGGCAAACATCTGTGCAGGGCCGCCAACCGTTGGCCCTTGCCCTGGTTGGGAGAAGGTATTGACCAGCTGCTGAGCAGCTTGAATAGCCGGTGCTGCTAGTTGGTTAAGGCCAATAGGACCAGCACTACTGGCTTGAGGTGTGCCGCCTAGCAGACGAGGAGATGTAGGACGACCGGTGTCGCCGTATGCAGGACCGAGAGAAGGGCGTGCCATGGCTTACTTGGTGCGACCGGGCGTGGACGGTTTAGTTGGCTGACTTGCCTTAGCTGTGCTGTAGTCAACAGACGCTTTTGCAACCTTGCCAATGCCGCTAACCAAAGCACCAGCAGCTTCGATGTAATACGGCGTGGTCTTTACATACGACTTGTAGATCGGGCTTTGTGCAACCACGCCTCTAGTCACAGATTGCTTAATCGGCATTGGACCCATCAGTGGAGCAGGGCCAGCACTGCCTTGGTAAGCAATGCCCTTAATCGGGTCAACGATGGGTTGTTTGATGTACGACTGCTCGCCGGCCATGCGTCCGGCATACGTGGCCTGCGCCCCACGCTTCTGCTCCTGCAGGCTGAGGCCTGTAAATGCCAGGTTCTGACCCACGGCAAAGTCATACATGCCTTGCTGCCGGTAGAAATCAGCAATCAGGTTGTCGACCGTGTTGCCGGTCTTGCCTGATGCACGGATCTCAGCCCTGGCTTGCGCTGCCTCTCGTGCCCCCTTCAGTTTCTGCTGTGCTGCTGCTGCCTCCTCTTGCATGAACCGCACATCCAGCTGCCGCAAGTCGTTGGCATACGCATAACCCGCCAGGTCAGCATTCAGCTGGATAACGGACTCTTGCTGCAGTCGCTTCTGCTCTTCAAAGGCCCGCTGTGATTCGGCTTGAGCCATTTGATAGTCATAGTTCTGTTGGTTGACAGCTTGCTGATATTCAAACTGGCGCTGCTGTTCCTGTTGCGCGTAATCAAACTGCAGCAGTTGGTTCTGATACTCGAAGTTTCGCTGTGTTATTTGTGTTTGATAGTTTGATTCCGCAACACGCAACTGCTCTTGGAAAGCGTATTCCATTTGCATCTGCTGCTGGCTGAACTCAAATTGAGCCTGTGCCTGCTGCATGCTGTATTGGTAGTCAGCCTTCTCTTGAGCGGCTTGAGCATTGGAGATTGCGCCATAAACTCCAAGGCCGGTGCCGATGACCGATGTCGCAATGCCGATAGCACCAACGGTTACGGGGTCACACATGACTTACTCACCTGGCAGAACTCAAGAAACGGGCGGCCTTCTGCCCCATAGTTTGGATGCTTTGCCACAAAGGTAAAGCCCATCCACCCAATCCACCTGACGTGGACCGTATTGCGCATGTCGACGCAATTCCACAGCACAGCGTAGGTCTTAAACAGCTCTTTCAAGTAGGCCCGCACTTCCCGCAAAAACCGCAGCTGCACTGCTCTGTTCTGTACCAGCTCATCAGTGCCCAGCATCCATACCCTCCCAATAGACGGCGTTTCAGGTACGACACCCCACATGGCAATCGGGGTCTCATCAGCCTTGCAGATCGTCATGCATGGCTTGCTGTACAGGAAGCAATACAGCAATGCCTCCTGTGGGCTGCTGCCTGATTGCGCCTGGACCTCTGCTGCGTCCACCGCACGCATGTTTGCGGCAATCACAGGGATGTCTGCCGGGATGGTCCTGCGGGTGTAACCAACAAAAGTCACAGGCGTTGCGTCCTGCTGAAGTAGTAGCCCTCCCACTCTGCCGACTGGATACGACATGGCAGTGGGCTATTGCTGTAGATCTCCACCTTGGTGTCGATGTTTTGCGCCAGGACCGGTACTCGCAATTTGCCGACCTGTCGTGCCACTTCTCCTAGGCCCGTACCGCCATCGCCCATCACCAGGCCGTCAAAGGGGTGCTTACGGGTCGTGCGACCCCGTGGGGTGATCCACAGTTCAAAGTGCCCAGCCTTGTCGTGGATGACAGTCCAAGTGCGCATTTGCATCCTGGGTCCACCAATGACTGCAATGCCGCCACCCTGCGGTTGCTCCTTCAGGTACGGCGTTGAAAACTCATACCGCATGGGATACAGCTCACCAACAAAGAACTTGGCGCTGGTCAAGTTGCCCCGCACCGTCAGCGTGTTGCTGCCTTGGGAAATAGGGAAGATCACTTGCCCTGGCTGAATGCTGTTGCCATTGACCTGACGGCCAACAACGACCATCTGTGCCCCCGTATTGCGTGGGTACGGCAGGGTGATCGTGGATTGCACGTCCAAACCAGCAGGGTTGGTTAACGCCACCGTGCAGCTGGTCTCAATGGCCTTGCGGTCTACCAGCAACTCATAGTCCGACCCGGTGTCGACATGCTCTGGACGGCAATACAGCTTTTCCAGGTACACACCATCGGCGTACTCCACAACGGCATACAGGTCGCTATCCAGAAACTGCAGGCCCAGCACGGTCTTGCTGCCCTGCATCTCCCAGTACGACCAGGAGCTTTGCAGCTTCTGATCACCCTGAAAGAAGAACTTGTAGATGTAGATGCGCTTGGCTTCGTCCTTGGTCAGGACTGCCACCATCTCCTCTGAAACGCTGGCTGCCAGCTGGACGATGCTGTTAGGGATGTACCGCGGTACTGCTGCTGTGACTTCATCTGAAGCTGGTACAGGGCTGGTCGTGTCTGGTAAAAAGTATTCCCGCAACCCGCTGTATTCACCCCGCGGTACCGGGAAAAAGATTGTTCGACCTGCTGTGACAGGGTCAGCGCCGTCGTACAGCTCAAACGCTGTCATGGCCGTGATCGTTGCCGACCTGGGCGTCAAAGGCTGTGTGGTCAATGAAGTGCCACTATCAAGCCGGAACTGACCGTGCTTGCTGAACAGCAGCAACGTGCTGGCAAACGGCACAGCCGACAGCAGGATGTTCACCTGATTGCCGCCAGCTGCTAGGTCGATCGGGTCTGAATCCAGCGTGCTCTGTACGGTCTCTGGGAAGAACTGCTCATACGCATCTGCTGCTGACAGCACCACGTTTTCATCAGTCAGCAAACCCAGGCGGTTTCTAAAGATCGTGATGTTGTTGATGGTGCCGCCAATAAAGCTTGGGTTCGGGGCAGAAGTCGTATTCCCGGCCAGACGGTTGCCCCAATCAAATTGCTTGAACGTAAAAGTGCCGTTGGCTTCTTTGACCAGCACATGCGGCATGGTTGCTGGATCTAACTTGTAATCAATCCCTGGTGCCACCGTTTCTTTCCACACACCAGGGCCAAAACCGCTGCCTGCAGTCGTTTCAAAAATCAGATACCAGTCGTCAAACTCAGTGCTGGTATTGCCTTGCACCTCAACAATGAAGCCATGCCGTGCAATGGTTGGCAGCTTGGTAACGTCAGAAACAGTACCCTTGATTGCAATGATTGATTCGCCGTCGTATCCGTCTGTTGCCTTTAACGTGTAATCAGTGCCATCCTGCTTCTCAATTTCAATAATGTAATCCGTGCTGCTAATAATGTAATTATCGGTCCTAAATGTGACAGTATCTGAAGCGAGAACGTTTGCCGAGGCGGCGGGAGAAAACGTCACCTGGGTTGACGTTACATTTGTGACCCGTGCTTGCAACGGAATGCGTCCGTTAGCGTCCCGAATGTATTGACCGACAACAACGCCAGTAGTGCTAGCAAAATTAGCCGTCGTCGTTGTACCCGCTGCATTAGTGGTCAGCGTAGTGGCGACTGGATTTAATGCTGACACAGCCAGATTGTTGCCCAGGCTGGTAGCAATAGTTGGCGTAGTTGGCTGACCACTGCCAACAGCAGGCGTGGTGTACGACACCGCAGTACCAGCCACATTGACGGTGTACGTGGTGTTGTACTCAGCAGCTTTCACAAACACCATGCTTTTGGTGCCATAGGTCGGGCTCTTGTCGCCAGCATCCGTCTTCATCGCCACCGTCTTTTCACGGTTCACGATGAAGGTGTAGTCCGCAATAGATGCAACCCTGAACTTTTGGCTGGGCTCACCGGCAACGTCCAGATAACTGGTGCCATTGGGTGTCGCCACAGTCTTCAACGTGCCATCCAGGTCAAACACCTTGATGGCATTGTCTTGCAGCAAGATCCCCCAACGGTTGCTGCCGTCTCGATCCACAATGGTGAAGAACGGACGACCGCTGCCTGCTGATCCAGCAAACAGCTGCTTGATGTAGTTGCTAGCCGGTCGCTTCTTCAAACCCTCTACAGGGCTTGGCATGCAGTTGATGACTGCTTCAGCCTGTGATGCCAACCGCAATGCGGCAGGCTGTTGGCTCACCCCATTGATCAGGTTGGGGATGGTGCTGCTGACAAGGGCCATGGATCAGGAGCGACGCAGGGCATTGGTAGGGATGTAGCTGAAATATCCACTCACGACACTGGGGTTGCCCTGCAACATGCTGTGACTGGACAGTGTGGTCTCCAGCTCCATAAAGGCTGACCGTGCCTCTAGCTCCATTGACCCATTGATCTGATCCAGCTCTGCTGCACCAATCGTTCCTTGTTGCAGCTCACGACCAGCCTTCACTGCAATGTAACGACGGGCATGCTCTGGCAGGTCTGACCAATCCAAGGCGTGGGTCACATCCGCCACGATGTCTTGGGTGAAGACAAAGGTGTTGTTGCGCCGTTCGTACAGCCGGTTACCCCGTTGGGTGATCTCATAACCGGGGTAGTCAAACGGGTTCACCTCCACCCGCAAAGCTGTGTTGGGTACATAGATGTACCCGTTGTTGTCTTTCAGCAGCTTGTACGAGTAGTCGGTATTGAACGACCAGTTCTCCATCTGCAGTTTGCGGCTGACCTCTAGCAGCAGATCCTCGGCCTGCTCTGCCAAGCCAAAGCCGCTATCGGTGCTATTGACCGGAGCTTCTCCCACCATCCGCAAGACCGTGTTCACGGCTTCCAGAAACGACGTGCGGGTTAATGCCATGAGACGCTCCTAAAAAAAGGAAGAAGGGGGACCTAAGTCCCCCCATGTTGAACCGTCAGCTGGTTGCCGTGTAGATCTCCACAGCGCAGTCAGGACGCAGGATGTTGGTACCCAGTGCCATGGAAGCCACCATGAAAGTGCCTTGCCAGAGGGCATGGACATCAGATCCGGTCATTTCGGTGCGCAGATCCATCAGCTTCACCGTGCCAACAGCACCCGGATTCCAGACCAGAGCCACGGAATCAGTGAAGTTGGCGGTGTAGTCGTTCTGCTCACCAGTGGTCGTGGTCCGGTTGGTAGTGGGCAGATGGTTCGACTTGATGACCTGGATGCCAGCCACACGCAGCACGGTGCCGTCTGCGTAAGCACCAGCGCCACCCCAGTCACGATTGATGACGTCGGTGGTCTGGACGAGCTTGTAGTACTCAGCCGGAGCCAGAACGCAGTAACGCTCGTTCTCAGGCAGGTTGTTCTCGTCCATCTTCTGCGCTGCAGAGAACAGCGCAGTGGCCAGTTGGGCACCGGTGATCGCGGTCTTAGAGGCAGCCACGATCTTGATGCGGGTACCGCCAGGCAGATCGGTGTTGAAGTGGGTCGCAGTACGAGCGGCCTTGGCAATCATGGCAGCCACGTTCTTATCGAACGTGTAAGCCAGAGCGTTACCCATCTCAGTTGTGTACTGAGAGCGGACGTCGTAGTGGTTCTTGGCTTCATCAATGTCAGCGATGAAAGCCTGGGACACCAGCTTGTCGTCGATCTTGATGACGGCCTCAGCGTGCTTCACCTGGGTCCCAACCAGCATGTTGCCGGGGGTGTGATAAGCAGCCGAGTTCAGACCGATGATCGGGAAGCTGGCGCTCTTGCCGTTAGCAATCGTGCGGACCTTATGAAGGGCCTCAAACACGGTGGCTTTACGGAAGGCAGTCAGCACTTCACCGCCATAGATCTGCAGGAACATGGCGTTGTCGCCAGCCCAGGTGCCGCCACCTGCGTTGTTGACAAGGCCAAGACGCGAAGCGTCAAAATTAGGTGCAGCCATTGCTGTACTCCTAGAGAAGTTGGGTTGTTACCCCGACCTCGCCTCCTTCCACTGGGGGTATCCTCCGCAGAGGGCCGTCGCTTCCGTGAGAAGGTCTAGGTGTACGCAGTGTAAGCACTTGTATTGCCAAAGAAAAAGCCCCGGACTTTGGGACCGGGGCAAACTCTCCCTTGGCGATTAAAGAATAGAAGATCTAGACAACTTGTCTTCAATCTTCCGTCTATATGCAGGATCGTCTTTGTACCTGGGATCCGACATGGCAGCGACAAGTTGAGCGGTGGATTCAAAACGGTCATTGTTTGACCGTGAAGAACGACCACCAATCAGCTTGGGTTCACGACCTACTGCTGCTGTGTACTTGGCATGCAAGCCAGCAATAGCCAGCTTCACCGTCGACAGAGGCTGTGAATTGACGATGGTGTTGAAAGCATCCACCTCATCAGCAGGCAGGTTGGTTGATGCCCAAGCAATCAGATCGCTGTAACCCTTCTCACCGCCGTACTCAGCCTTGATGCTGGTGATCTCTTGTGCTGTGAGTTGGCTGTCTTGTGCAGCTTTGTAGTTCAAGCCGGCCAAGTAGGCATCCACCATGTCACGGGTGAAGCCTGCTCCTTCCAGCTCGCCGTAGTCGGCGTCTTCCAGCTTGCCGGTTTGTTGCCACCGGTCAGCCATGGAGGAGAAGTCAATGTTGGCTTCCTCCAAACGACTGCCAATGAACTCCCCATACAGTTCACGGGCATTACCGGCAGGTGGTTCTTCCTCCTCTCCTTCTTCGCCGTCCTCCTCGTCTGCAGGTTCAGTGCTGCCTTCCTCTTGAGCAGTAGCAGGGCGACCACCCAGTTTGGATTGCAGCTCTTTGTACGCCTTCTCTAGCTCTTCAACGCTTTTGTACTTACCAGCTAACAGCTGGTCACCTTGTTCAGATGACTGCTCTGTTGCTTTCAGTGCTTCTTCGTTTTCAGGAGACAGTGCCGGCGTTTCAGGGGTGATGAAAGTGACGGGTTCTGGCATGGTGTTGGGTCTTATTTGATGGTGATGGAACCGTCGTCGTCAATGGTCACGACGGGTTTAGGGGCAGGGGCAGGAGCAGAAGATTCAGCAACCTTGCCAATGATGATCTCCTCAGCTTGGGGTTGAGGGACATCAGCAAACTTGCCAATCAATGAAACCGGATCGTTAGCCGGCTGGGGCTCCTGCTGGGGCTCCTGTTGTTTCGGGGCGGTTGAGCGGGGCATCAATAGCTCCTCCTTCAGCGAGTTGTCGTTGGACGTAACCATCAGCCAGTTTGGCCAAGGCTGGTGACTTAAGACCAGCCATTGACATTTCACGTTGTTGGCTCTGTGTCATCAGCTCTTGCGCTGCTTGATCTTCTGCTGCCAATTCTTCACTTGTCTTGACCAGGTTGGTTGTGTCAATCGACTCAGATGCAGCCAGTCGTGCCAAGGCTTCTTGGACATTGATGTACTTGGCCATGACTTCTGCACCCAACGCTTGATTAACGATGGTCAGGAAGTCCACCAGTTTGTTGCGGTCATCGCCGCGGCCAATTGCTTCCAGACCTGTGACAGGTTTGGGGCTGACAATCGACTTGCCGTCTACTTTGGGGAAGGGTGCCAGCTTGCGTTGCTTCCGCAGCAGGTGCATCAACCGTCGAATCAAAGGCAGTTGCAACTCCTGAGTCAGGATGGAGTACAAGCCGCCGATACCGGCTTCCAGTTCCTGGGACATGTAGCGGATCTCTTCCGCTGTCACCCGTTCACCAGGGCGTTGGATGGCAGTGTTTAGCAGAAAGGCAAACTGCAAACGTTCTTCAATCCGCTGGATGGTCGACAGGACCACGTTGAAGTCCTGCTGCTTCTGGCTCTGAATGACCGTCACGTCATTCGCATTGCCTTGAACGATGGCCCCGTTGGGTGCGTTCTGCAGGGTGCGAGGACGGGTAGAACCGGCAGGGTTAACCAAGAACAGGATCTTGGCTGCAGCAGCTGAGCCCTCAAGCATTGCCTGGTACAACCCTTCCAAGGCGTAGAGGTCACCCAGATATTCCTCTACATAGCCCCTGCCGTATTCCTCACCATCAATGCGACCCCACCGCAGGGGTACCCAAGGGCTGACCTCTGCATCACACATGCCATGGGTGCCAGGGATCTCTTTGCCCAACGCCTCTTGATACCAGTGGCACTTGCCTTCTTCGTATTCGACGCAGGTGTAAATCTTGACGGACTTCTTGCCGTACCCACCCTCGTCGTCGTTGTGCTCTTCCTGGTGGATGGAAGCAAGGAAATCAGATGGCAGGACCTCGGGGTAGACCTCCTCTTCCACCACGATCTTGCCGACATTGCCCATGGGATCACGGACAACGCAGAAGCGGTTGAAGTGAATGACCTTGATGCCTTCACTGTCGACATACAGCAGCACGTTGCCGCCGACCAGCAAGTGCTTAAAGGCTTCATGCATGGAGGCACGGCCATTGGCCGTCTCCAGCACTGACATCACTGCATGCTCAACCCGGACCAGAGCTTGATCCAGCTCTGCTTTGACCTCTGGTCCTTGCTCTGCAATGCGCAGTGCCAGGTCGTCCACCTCCAGCTTGAAGAAAGCTGAGTTGGGCGGGAACAGAGTGATCAGTAGTTTGCTGGCCAGGTAGTTGACACCCCTAGCACCAAGAGATTGGTAGGGGGTCTTTAGTCCACCGCGGTCGCTGCCGCCTTCATCAGGGATCAAGCCAGGGATGGTGACCTTGCTGCAGTCCCGTGCCCGCTGCAGGAATGCAGAGCGGTTAGAGGACAACCTGTGATAGCTGGCAGCAACCTTGCCTTGCTGCTCATCGTCATCGAAATACGGCTGACGCTGTCGGTCGACGTTGGCAGAAAGGTTTAGTTCCATCGCTTATCAGGCAGCAGTCACGCCAGGAATAGAAAGTGCAGTAGCTGCAGGGGCTCCAGCGGCGGATACGTCAGTGCGGTACTTGCGACGACCACGCGCTTGGGCCCGCAGTTGCGTAGCAATCTCAAGGCTTGGCTTGATGTCAGTGGCACTGGGGTTAGGGGCAGGGGCAGGGGGCGCTTGGGCAATCTTGCGTTGCTCTTCAAACCGTCGCTCAGCCTCTGCTTGGGCTGCAAGCGCAGCAGCACGTTGTTCTGCCATAGCTCGTTCTTGCGCTGCTCGTGCTTGTGCTTGCTGCGATTCAATTGCAGCACGCTGCCGTTCAGCGGCTTGCATTTGAGCAGCTTGCTGAGCAGCCAGTTGCCTTTGAAAATTGGCTTGGGCCTGGGCTTGAGATTGACGCTGCTGTTCCAGCATGCGGTTGTAAGCCGCTTGCTGCTCCTGAGCTTGACGCTGCATAGCAGCTTCCTGCTCCCTACGTTGACGATCCAAATCAGCTTGAGAAGGACCGCTGGGGCCACCACCACCGCACATAGTTAATCCTCGGTGTTTTGCTGTTCAATGTAGACGGCCCGCAACATGCGTACCACGTTGCGCTGTCCCACGTAAATCCAGATCTGCCGGTCAGTCCAGTCCTCTGAGGGGCAAAGCTCCGGGAAGATCTCTTCAAGCCGTTTCAGCACGGCTTCATCAATAGACGGCCAAAGAGATTCATCCATTGGTTTTCATGGCAGGGTCACGGTCGGGATCCCAAAGGCGGACCTCACCCGTATGAAAGTCATAGTCCCCATGCCGCAGGATGCGAGCCATGCGGGCATTAAATAAAGCATCGGACAAGGTTTGGCCTGCTTTCTGATAAGCAGTAACCACCTTGTCCCACATCTCAGGCAAGGATGCAGCAGTGCCCAGTGTCTTTTCTGCAGTGACAGGGCCAAATCCTTTAAGGCCTGAGTAGTTATCAGCGGTGTCACCCATCAGGGCTTGCTTCATCCAACTGCGGTTGGCATCCAGCAACGACACAGTCTCAAGGTCATCTTTGGCCAGCAGTGAACAAGGGACTGTTCTCATGTCCTTGTCGATGGAGACCAGGATGGGGTTGGCGTAGCTGCCGTTTGTGGCCAGCAGACCCATCACGTCATCAGCTTCAAGGCCAACGCAGGTGCGGCATTCATAGTTCTGTTCCACCCACAACCTGATGTCACGCATGCCAAGGGGCTTACGTTTGCCAACACGGTTGGCCTTGTAGTCCTGGTGCAGGTCGTGCCTGAAGGTCGGGTAGTCCGAGAAGCACATGACCACTGCGTCGTCACTGGTCAGGTCACGCCAGTAATTCAGGCGCATGGCAATGAAGTCTTTGACATCAGCCTGCTCCAAGTGCAGGGTGTTGATCCATTCATCCCAACGGATGTCCACCTCACAGGCGGCACAAGCGGAATGGACAAGCCAGTCGGCGTCGATGATCAGGGTCACGGGTGAATGGTTGCGATGTAAAGGATCCCGATGCCAACTGCACTAAAGATGCAGATGGACAGGGTGATGAGGTTGTTCATCAGGTGATCATGCGGGTGTTGTCGTTGTCGATGTCATGGCACTCAGGGCCAAAGCCTGTGGCTAGCTGTTCATCGGTTAGCGACGACTGCGGTTGTGGATCATCAACAGGTGGCTGGTGATCCTCAAAGCTGTCCAGCCATTCCCGCAACTTGTCACCTGTAGGTGTTTTGGCAGGCCATGCCACGAACTTGAGTAGTTCCTTGCGGGTCCTGAAGCACTTGGATACACACGGCTTGTAGGCAATAAACAGGGCACCGTTCCAACGGTCCCATTGCCGTTCAACGGACAAGCCGGGAACGGCAAAGACATCACGCTTCATTGGTCGGCATCAACCAGGCGGCCAGGTTCTTGACCTTGTACCAGTCAATCGACACAGCACGGTTTTTCCACGTAGCACAAGTGCCGTCGTGGATCAGCTCCCTGGGTTGGATGGTTTGGAAGCGGTGATTGCAAGATGGGCACTCGCGTCGTCTGAAAAAGTGACCTTCCTTGGTCCGTGCTGTTTGCAGCACATCCGTACACAGCGCACCGCAGGCGGGACAGGCAGGGCCCAGGCGATTCACAGCCATGGTTAGGTTCCGAAGTAAGAGGACATGGGTACAACCAGACGGCCTGTGTCTTGGTCGTAGAGGAGCTTGTCAACCAGGCCTGTCGTACCGCTAAAGCGGTTCTTCAAAACTCGTAGCTGCAGCTCATTGCGTTCTGCAGGATCGCCCTGCTGGTTGCGTTCTGCACCAATCACCATGTCTGACAACTGTGCAATGGCATGGCTGCCACGCAGTTGCGACAGGGAGGTCTGTGCCCCTTCTTCATGGCCGCGGCCTTCTGGTCGCTTGAGGTGGGACACAAGGATGATGCCAACACCGGTCTGCTCCACCACTTGGCGCAGCTTGGTGCAGGTGACATCAATAGCCCGGCGTTCATCAAGGTCAGCCAAGCCGCTGATCACGATGGTCAGGTGGTCAAGGAAGACAACGTCTGCCCCTTCACCATCAGCCAGATACCGGATCTTGTTAATCAGGTGGTCGGGATCCATGGATCCGAAGTGGTCATAGAGCAGGCAACGACCGGTGCCAAACACCTTGTCAAAGCCAACCCTGACCTCCTCTTCAGTGGCAATCGCTGGATCTAAATGGATGGGCTTAGACAGTTCCAGCCCAACGATCCCTTGCATGGTGCGTTGCAAGGATTCTTCCAAGGCGATGTACCCCACCTTTAACCCTTGCCGCAGGAAATGGTGAGCCATGTGCCTGCAGATCAGGGACTTGCCGATGCCAGAACCAGCAGCAAGGGTCGTCATCTCCCCCTTGCGGAAGCCATGGGTCATGCGATCCAACTGTGGCCAGGGGTAGTTGCTGACTGCTGTGGCACCAGGGCGGATCAGTTCATCCCATAGGTCTGCGGCATTGACGATGCCATCAGGTCTGGATGGGGTGGCTTTCCACAGCAGGTCCCGCAGCAGCTGGCCTTCACCGGCCTGCAGCATTTCATTGGCGTCCTTGCGAGGCAGATGGCAGATGGCCACCTTGCCCAAAGGCAGGACAGTCAATGCTTCTTCTGCTGCCTGACGACCGGGCTCGTCGTTGTCAAAGCACAAGACGATGCGGCTGAACTGACTGAGCCATGCGGCATTGGCAGCCAGGTACTTCTTGGCTGACTGCGCACCGTTCGGCAGGGACACCACCGGGAACTTGTTGCCTTGCACCTGGCTGACCGACATGGCGTCGATCTCGCCTTCCGTGACCACAACAAATAGGTTGGTGCCACTGCCGTGGCCCTGCCGCCAGAGGTGTTGGCCCCATAGCTGCAGTTCACTGGCGCTACCCAGCCAACGGAACTTCTTGTCGGGGTAACGGACGTGTTGTGCAACAACCTGACCCTTCTGATTGCGGTACTCAGCAACCTGCACCCGCTGCCCTTGCTGCGAGCTGACGGCGTAATTGAACAGCTTGCATGTCTCTTCTGTCAGGCCCCGTTTGGGTAGGGCCTGCACTTGGACGAACTCAATCAGCGGGGTAACAGGTGGTGGCTTGGGTGCCATGCGCGGTGGTGGGTGGTCTTTAGGTGGTTGCTCTTGATAGCCGCAACCGAAGCAGTGCAGGTGTCCGTCGTCGTAACGACTGGCGTTGTCTTTGCTGTTGCACTGCGGGCACGGCTCATGCCGCAGGAACTTGGATGGCATGGCTACGTCATGCAGTAGCCAGATTCGCAGCTGTGCTGCTCCTCGTACCAAGCTGGGAACAGACCCAGCTGATCGGGGATGGCCTGCTCCAAGTTCAGCTCCTTGCGCCCGCCAACACCGGACAGGTACACAGGATCTTTGCCGATGCGGGTGCGGATGGATTGCAGGTGCTGCTCCAGTTCAACCGCTTGGGCAAACATCTCTGGCCGCTCCTGCCTCATGGTCACCCACTGGTCGGTGGTCTTGAACGGGCAAAACCAGCAGCTGGACTTGGGTGGTTGAGGCAGGCCTGCATCACGCGCAATGCGCAAGCAATCCTTTCTGTCGTAACCCAGTTCAATTAAGGGATAGGCAGATGTGTAGCAATCAGATTCACGGCTTGGCTTTGCTCTTGCTGGTTCATCCGTGCTGATGCCTTTGCCCAAGGTGCAGCCCGGTGCGTTCTTCTTGATCCATTTGGCAATGGGCCGGATCTTGTACCGCTCAGTGCATTGCCTAGTGCCTGGCATCCCCCCCGGCATGAAGGCAGGAATGGGCACTGAACGTCGTGCCTCATAAAGGTTTTCGTACAGATCCCATTGCTTGCCATCACGGCTAGTGCGTTGCACGTCAATCCACTCGATGTCGTGCTTGCCTGCATAAGGCTTAAGAACCTCGGCCACGTAGCGGATGGTGTCAGGCGATTCGGCCTGATCTCCGACGTTGGCAAAGATGAATGTGCGATAAGGGATAACGCCTTTCGCAGCCAGCACCAAGCAAGCGGTGGATTGCACTCCACCTCCGCAGGAAAAAACATGAGTCCTCATTGGTCGTACCAAGTGGTGGGTATGTGACCTTCACACCAGAGGAAGCCGTGCCTGGTAGCCCATGCCCCATAGGTCAGTGCCTTAGGTCTGCGGGACAACTTCACGTCTGCCTTCATGAAGCAGATGCGGATGTCCAGCTCTGGGTACTGCGCCTTGATGGCAAGCATCTTGCGCCGGTCTTCTGGTGGGAAGAGGCCTTTGGTTTCCACCATCACCCCATTGGGCAGACAGAAGTCAGGGGTGTAGGTGGCTTGGATGGTGTAAGGCAGGGCCTGTCCTTCGTAATTAAAGGAAAGGCCCCGTTTGTTTAATGAACCAGCAACTTGCTGTTCAAACTTTGAGCGGTACTTAGAAGTCCCCGTCGTCAAAGGCGATGCTGTTGCTGCTGTCGAACGGGACATCCGACGACTGACCCGCCGTGTACCCGTCCTCCTCGCTGAAGCCAAAGCTCTCGGCACTACCGCCGCCCTCCACCAAGCTGATGATTTGGACAGCTTTCAGACGCAGGGTAATGCCTGCACCAATGGCGGGGTTGTAAAAGGGGCACGCATCAAAGTTGATGCGACCGACAGTGCCGGACCACATGTTCTTGAGGGAGTCACGGTCCTTGATGGCATGACCCTTGGCGTCAAACAGGGCAGGGGCTGCAGTCCAACGACGACCGTCACGGTCCACACCACTGGCCTTTTGCTTGGCCTTGATGACGAACGATGGTTTGCCGTCTACGTCTTCAAAGGCGTAGGGCAGGTCAGCCAGCTTGAACTTCTGCGTGGGTGCCTGGGCCTTCAAGGATTCCTTGTGCTTGGCCAGCAGCTCATCCAGTTGAGTGGAGATGTTGTCTGCATCGGCGGCATCAAGGACACCAGTTACACGGAACACCCCTTCAGGGTTGAACTTGGCGTCAGGTTCAATGAGTTTCGGGTACTGCAATCGGCAGGGCGGAGTAGTGATGCGGACTTTGTCGATGATGTTCATGGTCAGCTTGGTTTTAGTTGAATGAATGAATGGGACGCTGCCTTGGTCGGCGGCCTTGGCAGCCTGGTAGGTACTGTCATTGTGTTGCAATTAAATACGCGGCTGATGCTTCTTCTGGGGTGCTGAAAAGGCCAAGATGTTTTGACTTGTAGCCATAGCACACAGTCGCTCTCCACTTTCCTGTTGCCTTATGAAAGCAGACACCTGCATAGCCTGATTTGTTGTTGCTGTTCAGTCCTCGGTTGCGCTGGTTCGTGGATGCGTCAACCAAACGCAGGTTGCAAATCCTGTTATCGCTCCGGTTTCTGTTGATGTGGTCAACTTGCAAATCCCCTGGGTCTTCTTGGTGATGAAGGGCCCAAGCCAAGCGATGAGCGAGTATCCGTGTCTCAAACAATGTGATGCACCTATAGCCAGTATTCATGACATACCCGGCAATCGATCCAGCTGGAGTCTTCCAGTCACGTTTTACTTTCCAAATAAACGTTCCAGTTTGAGGGTTGTACTGCAGGTAGCGTTCAACGGAGGACAATACGCTTTCAAAAGATCTGTAAGTCATGGCAATTAACAAATGAAGTAATCGGCGTTGCGAACTTGGTCAATAGGCAGGTCGCCAACAGGCGGAGGCGGTGGCATCTGCCCCTTTAATTCGTCCGGCAGTTGTGCCAGCAGCTGGCCAGTAATCTCCTCAAACCAGTTGTGCGAATACATCTCGGCAAAGGTAGAGCGGACGGCATTTCGCATCAACGGCATTTCGGCAGGAGTTACTGCGAAGCAATCGTGAATACCACCCATGTTCTTCACCCCTGTTTGGAACGCTTTGATAGTGGCCATTGCCATGTGACTGGCGTCCATGGAATGGATGACGTTGGGACTCAGGCCATTGCCCATGCGTATGGCACTGAGCCCATCGGGGATGTGGTAGCTGCGTAGGTCCATTGGTACGGACGACAGGTGGTGCAGCTTGATGCGTGTGTACTTGTAGTCTTCGTAGTTCTGACGGACATGCAGGCCAGACGGTGAGGTCCAATGCAGAGGGATGTTGTTGTCCCCAGCAATGCGACCCAACTTCTTGAACCACTGCATGGCATCCCGTGCAGGACCAATCAAATCTGATGTTTCCCGGTACAGGATGGTGGCCATGTAGTGGCAGGTGCCGATGGCACCACGGCGGAATGGCCACGACTCATGGCCGTATAACTCCAGCGCACGGTCCAGTGCCCACCCCTGACAGAAGCCAAACACAGCACGACGACTGGCTGAGTAAGGCAGGGTCATAACCACTGACTTACCCAGGCTGCGATCAGGCTGCAGGCTGAGCCACTTGGCAGCATCAGGGTGGTTGTCAGTACGCAGGATCTGCAGAACCCTTGCAATCAGTGCCGAGTAAATGTCCTGTGGTTTGTCGCTTGGCATCAGGTTGACCAGCTTGGCCATGCCTTCATTGCGCAAGAAGGCGGCGTAGTGCTGGATGCCAGAGCATGTGCAGTCCAGCTGTACGGGCAGGTTGCAGATGCTGCCGTACCCTTCCCTTGCAAACTTGGCCGCGGCATGACAGAAGGCAAGGAACTGCCATGGGTCATCAGCTGC